TGAGAGATGATAGAACGGAAGTATTAGTATACAATTTTAACATAGTGGACAAAATGTTATGGTTATGACCCGTGAAGAAGCAAAAGCAAAATATGCTGAACTGCTAACAAAGTATGGATATAAGAGTAAGATAGCTGCTGAACTGGGGCGGAACGATTTGTTTTTCCTTCTGGTGTACATTTTGGGTATTAAGGCTGCAGATAACGACTGGTGTTTCGAACGGTGCAGAGAGGTACAGGTTGCGCCGAATGGGTATTTAGACCTGTGGCCTCGTGAGCATTTTAAAACAACGATAATAACCATAGGGCTTACGATACAGGATATACTGAGGAATCCTGATGTGACGGTGGGGATATTTAGTTTTAACCGGACGGCGGCCAAGGCGTGCTTGCGGGGGATAAAGTGGCATTTTGAATCAAACGAGCGGTTAAAGGTGTTGTATCCAGAAGTTTGTTATGACGACCCGGCAGCTCAGTCGCCAAAGTGGAATGAAGATGAAGGGATAATTGTTAGACGGAAGTCTCTGGTAAAAGAAGCGACGGTTGAGGCATGGGGTCTTATAGACTCAATGCCAACCGGGAAACACTATCAGGTGCGGGTATATGATGACGTTGTTACACGAGAGAGCGTGAGTACTCCTGAGATGACAAAGAAGGTAAACGAGGCATTTGATTTGTCAATGAACCTTGGGAGCAGTGTAGACGGGATAGACATACGGAGGGCGGTAGGGACACGGTATGGGTACTATGATACGTATCGGTATTTGCTTGATAAGGGGGTATTTAAAGAGAGGTTATACACGGTTACGAAGGATAATACGGTTGATGGCGAGCCATGGTTGTGGACGAAGGAGCTATTGGATGAGAAAATACGGTCAATGGGCCCGTATGTTTCGGCGTGCCAGCTCTTTAATAGGCCGGTATTAGACGACGAACAGGTGTTTCGGGCGGAAGATTTACGATATTGGGTTCCGGACAGGAAAAACTGGGTTGGCAAGCTTAATGTGTATATTGTGGTTGACCCGGCGCATTCGAAGAAGAAGGATAGTGACTACACGGTGATGTGGGTAGTGGGTGTTGGTGAGGATGGGAATTATTATGTGATAGATTGCGTGAGGGACAGGCTTTCACCTGTTGAAAAGGTTGATACTTTATTTGAGCTGGTGAAAACATATAGGCCGCTACGGGTTGGATATGAAAAGTATGGGATGCAGAGCGATATAGATATGATACGTGTTGAGATGCAGAGAAAGATGTACTATTTTGACATTGTTGCTCTTGGTGGGAACATAGCCAAGGTTGACAGAATAAAACTTTTACAGCCGTTATTTGCACAACACAGGATATATCTACCTGAAAAGATACACAGAATAGATAGTTCTGGGAAACTACGGGATTATATTCAGGAGTTTATAACAGAGGAGTATTGTGCTTTTCCGTATACGAAACACGACGACATGCTTGACTGTTTGGCAAGAATAACAGATAATGAACTTGGGGTAGTGTTTCCCTACTTTGCTGGTGGAGTAAGTATGAGTGGCGAAGAAAAGGCTGTATTAGTGGAGGAGTATGACTATGAAGTCTATACTTGATAAAGTTAAGAATGAATACTTGACCCTTGAAGAGCAGTATAGGAATTTCAATGATTTGTATATAGAACTTGCACGGTATTTGAAACCGGTGTATGAAGAACGGTTTGTTGGTGATATTGGCAGGATAAGCCTTGATGATTTTGGTAAATATATTTTCGATGGTGAAGGAATCGCTGCAAAAAATAGGATGGTTGATGGGCTTTTTGGCTGGTTGGTTTCTCCTGCGATTGACTGGCTTAAACTTGGGTCTGAGAAGTACAAGGATAATAAGGTAGCACAAGAGTATCTTGAAAAGTTAACACTTACGTTGATGCAGATATTACAAGATACTAATTTTTATGATGTTATACATGAAGTTTTTGATAATGGGGTTATTTTTGGCACTGATGCAGTGAATGTAAGTTATGATGAGGAATTAAACAAGATAGTATACACAAATGTGCCCATTTCTGACGTGCTTATAAGTGAGAATAGAAGTGGAACGGTTGACGTTATGTATAGGAAATTGTACATGACGTATCGCCAAATGTTTGAAGAATTCGGGTTTGAGAGTATAGATGAGAAGATACGCAAGGAAGCTAAAAATAATCTTGAAGAGATAGTAAAGATATTACACGTAGTGTATCCGAGGTATTATGGTGAAGATGGGTATGAAATAAAGGTTGTAAAGAAGAAGCCGGTAGCGTCGGTGTATTTCTATTGTGGGCCGCTTAAGGGTGGTGGAAATTCTTTTATTCCGCAGGAAGTTTTAAGAGAAAGTGGATATGATTTTAAGCATTTTGTAGTATGGCGATATAAGAAGATAAATGGGTATGCGTATGGTATAAGCCCTGCAATGGATGCACTATTTGACATAAAAGCATTGAATTTGCAAAGCAAGGGGCTTCTTGAGGCGGTACAGCTCATGACAAAACCGCCGCTTATAGCAGATATGGGGCTAAAGGGGCGATTAAAGATAGCACCAGGAGCGATATCATACCGAACGAGTCCTAATGAGACGATACAACCGGTGTTTACCGCTGGTAATTATCCTGTTGCGGTGGATTTGATTGAACGCAGAGCAAGGATAATTCGTGAACATTTTAGGACAGACTTCTTTATGAGCATTAGTCAAATACAGGCGTCTAGTCGTCAGCGGACTGCAACAGAGATTCTTGAGTTAAAAGCAGAATCTGCTGCGGTATTAGGGGCTGTTGTTGGTAGGATACAAAGTGAGCTTATTAACCCGTTATTGAGTATTACTATACGGCTTGCGGTGGAACATGATTTGTTGCCAATGCCTCCACGGGGTATGGAAGATATTGATGTGAACATAAGTTTTATTGGGCCATTGGCACAAGCACAGAAGAAGTATTTAGTAAAACAAGGAATTGAGCAGGGCATTCAAGCTGCGTTTTCTGTTGCGCAAGCAAAACCGGATATTCTCATGAACTTTGATTTAGACTATGCCGTTCGGGAGCTTGCGAAGGTAAACGGGTATCCAGAGGCTGGGCTCCTTGACAAAGATGTTGTGAATAAATTGCGGCAACAAATGGCACAGCAGCAGGCAATGATGCAGCAGGCCATGATACAACAGCAGATACTACAAAAAGCTGACGTGAACAAACGACCGGAGCCCGGGTCTATATTAGGTAACATGACCGGAGAGGAGGGATAGAATGGCTGAACATAACAAACAGACGATTACGGATGTACGTAAATGGCGAGAGGTGTTTTTAAGGACGCCAGATGCAAGAGAGGTGCTTACTGAAATGCTTATAGACTTACATTTTTTTGATAGCGTTACAACACCAGAAGAGATGGCGTTAAAAAACTTTGCAATGTGGCTTTTGTTTAGATTGGGTATATTTGTAGACAGTAATGTGTATAAAATAGTTGACACATTGTCTACTATAGAGTACAATACAATGGAGGAATAGTATGTCTGAATGGTATGAAGAGTTACCAGATGAACTGAAGAACGATAAGAGTATACAGAAGTTTCCTTCTGTAGACAAGCTTGCGAAGAGCTATGTAGAGCTTGAGCGGCTTTTAGGGAAAGCAATGTTTCTTCCGGAAGAAGATAAGCCGGAGGAATGGGAGAAGGTATACAATCGGCTTGGTAAGCCGAAAGACATTCAGGAATATGAGGAACCAAGCGATGTATCGCTTGATGACTCGATGCGTACGTTGTTTCGGGAGGTAGCACACAAAAGCAATTTGACGAAGAGTCAATACAAAGCTTTTGTTAAAATGCTTACCGAGAAACAGCGTTCCGCAGTTTCTGAGGGATTGAACAAGACCAAGGCTGAGCTTGGACAGGACTTTGATGTTGTAGAGAAGACCCTGGACAAGATAGCCCCGGAAGTGAAGAGCGCTTTATACTCTTCTGGTCTTGTTGCAAACCAGGCCTTTATGAAACGTTTTGCTGAAATGGTAAAACAGTTTCATGAGGATGAACCTGTTGAAAGCCCGACGAAACCCCAACGGAATGAGCATCCTTATGCCTGGATGGAGAAATATTTTAACGGAGGTTAATTATGCCTAGTGATTTGAATAAAACATACACGCTTGCGGAGATACTGAAACAACGGGCCAAAGACGGCAGTACTATGCCGCTTATTGATGTGCTTTCTGGTCGGTATCCACTTCTTGAAGAAGGATACTGGACGCAAGCAAACGGTGACACCATACACGAGTTTTCCCAGATAGCAACGGAATCTTATGGTGCTGCGGTTCGGCTTAACGAGGGTACTCCTGCTACTGCGGTTGTTACCAAGACTGTACAGGAGGAGCTAATGCTCCTTGAGGACCGGATGTGGATTGACACTCGACAACTTGAAATTTCACCTAATGCAATCCAATTCCGAATTCAGAAAGAGCAACAGCATTTAAAGGGTCTTATCAAGAGCTTTCATTACACGTTCTTTTCTAAGAAAGACCCGACAGGGAAACAGTGGGGTATCAAATCCCTTGATATGAGTCAGATTGATGGTCTTGGAGCTCGATACAATAAACTCGCAGATGATTCTGTAGTGAGTCTTGGAGGAAGCGGGTCTAAGCTGAATTCAATCTGGATTGTTAAATGGGGTCTCGATGCTGTGTCCCTATTGTACCCTCGGAACGTAGGGAAGACTCTTCGTATTCAAGACCTTATGATACAGCCTATGCATGACTCAAACGGCAACAGGTTTGAGGCAGTAATGACTAAATTTTCCTGGTACTTCGGGCTTATGATTGCTGACCCGAGATGCGTAAAACGGCTGTGCAATATAAGCAATTCAGGGGCAAGCGTGACGACATCTTTTGATGGGAGTGGGACAAAGGGTGAAGAGATGCTTATTGACCTTGTTGAGGCTCTTCCTGGTGGTGACACGTCTAACGTAGCCATTTATGTTGGTCCTAAGGTAATGGCACAGATTCGGAAGCGAATCAACAGTAAGAGCAACCTGTATTTTGCTCCTGCGAATGTATGGGGCCGAGAAATGATTACGTTCCAGGATATTCCGGTGGTGCGTGTTGACGCTCTCCGGGATGATGAA